TGACACAAATGGTAAAATTTGGCACGGGAACTAGGGATCGAACCTAGGACGACAGAGTCAAAGTCTGTTGTGTTACCTCTACACCATTCCCGAACAGTTATGATTGGTACCAACGACTGGAATTGAACCAGTGACACACGGATTTTCAATCCGTTGCTCTACCAACTGAGCTACATTGGCATACCATATAGGAACACACTAACCCATAACCATGGCAGATCATTACCAGCGGGCTACGATTTACTTAATGTGTTCTTATATGGTAGGAGCACAGGGATTCGAACCCTGGACACCCGGATTAAAAGTCCGGTGCTCTAGCCAACTGAGCTATACTCCCATATTGGTCCCTCGGGTCAGATTCGAACTGACGACCAGCGTATTAAGAGTCCGTTGCGCTACCAATTGCGCCACGAAGGGTTGGTGTATTAAATTGTCTTTAATGTGCCAACCCTGACCAATACGGGATCAAGATTGACACTACTGTTTAGCAGACGCTTTCATATTCTTCTCCAATTAATTCTTGATCTTCATCATCTAAAAATGTGTTAAGTTTTGTCTTAACAATCCGGTAACTGTCGTAAATGCAATTACCTTCAAGGTCCCAATTATACTTTTCTTCAGCATACTTGGCTCGTGCTTTAGTATCAAACACTCCCAGTAACTCAGACTCACCAGGAGCCTGGTCACAAGTGATTCCGTACAACAGGTACAACTTCATAAATTTCCTTTTTGATAACTAACAAACTTTGGCAGGGGGTATAGGGATTCGAACCCCGGACACCCGGATTAAAAGTCCGGTGCTCTAGCCAACTGAGCTATACTCCCATATACAGTACTAGGTTGATTTAACGTGCCAACTCTAGACCGTACATGGGATCTAGAGAGACACTAGCGTTTACCTCGCTTCATTGTAGTCTCCTAACTAAAAAATGTATTATACAATTAATTGAATTAACTGTCAATTTGGCCGGCCCTGACGGAGTCGAACCGCCAACCGCTGATTTCGAAGACCAGAACTCTATCCAGTTGAGCTAAGGGCCGATAATGGTGCCTCAACCTAGATTCGAACTAGGCACCCCCGCCTTATCAAGACGGTGCTCTAACCAAATGAGCTATTGAGGCAGATGGTGCATCGTGAGAGACTCGAACTCCCGACAGCCTGCGTGTAAGGCAGGAACTCTACCAACTGAGTTAACGATGCGTAATTTGGTGTTTGTTGTCAGTGCTTGAACCTGTGGTAGCCCAACTCTTCATGGCACCTCTTGCGTCGACCGGCATCATAGCAAGTTCAGTGTTGTTCCATTGTAGCTACTACAAAATACTTTTGGTGGAGAAGGTGGGAATCGAACCCACGTCCACAGCGCCTTCCTTACGGAGGGATTACAACAATTCTTTGCCGCTTATGATACTATTACAGTTTCAAAAGGCGGAGTTTGAGCATTTGCCAAAGCAATAAATTGATTAGCAATTTCGGTACTAGACCACGTAATAATTACATATCCTGGAGCAGATGTTTCATCAATTAATTCTGCTGCTGGGTAAGGCAAGTGCTTCAATATAAATTGGTCAGCAATAATTTGTTCAGCTGGAGTAACGGCTCTCATTTTTGTTTTTGTTTTAACTGTCATTTTTTAAATCCTTATTCTTCTCTCTCGAGATAATCTTTTAATTCTATCAGTGCGTAAATTAATACAGCACTTAATGTCAACGCAGCAAAGGTAATCATTAGTTATACCCCTTTACAAATTTCCCGTCAATCTTGGGATTGCCCTTGGCACAAGCATTTAAAAAATTCTCACGCTTGCGTTCTTCAGGCAACGGGCCACAACCTAAGCGGCCCCACTCTTTCTCAGAGTAGTAATACTGTTCAACAGGTTTTGTCTTCTGTTCCATGCTCTAATATTTAGCAAATTCTTGGTGGGCCCACCTGGACTTGAACCAGGGACCTATCGATTATGAGTCGATTGCTACTAACCAACTGAGCTATAGGCCCAACAGTTATAATATACTACTATTATGAATAGTTGTCAAGGAATTTGTCTAAATTGCCGTATAAATTGGCCATCATAGCTTCTTTACTACCAAAAAACAGTACAGCTACAGGTTCACCTTTTTTAGTTACAATATAATAGGGTTGAGTTAGCTTACGATCCAAATCCAACACAGTTTGCATATTGAACTGCATGGAATCTGCGATACGATATTCGTAAAACTTTAAGTCTAATTGCTCTGCTAATACTTTGAATCCTAGAGCAGTCAATCTCAATCCACCAGTTGATTTTATATTGAACCACCAACCTATACGAGCTTGTTCTACAGTTGTAGCAAACTGATCAGGCAGTTTTGCTACCAGTTGCTCAGTTAGTTTGAGTTTATTGCGCATAGCGCCTAAGGATATACGCGATCGCCCTGTTTGAGCAGAACTACCGTAAACTTATCGGTTTTGAATTGGGTGTTGAGTTTCTTAGCCAAATTGATAGCGTGACCGGGATTAGAAAAACTTACCTTTTTATACTTGGGTCCAGGATACTGAACTAGTAGGTTACTAGTCTTGAGATTGATAGGTTTACTGTCATAAAAAACTGCCCAGGTACCTTCTGAGGCTAGTACCTGTTCAGTTTTGTATGTTTGCTTGTTAGTAAGCTCAGCAAGGATTTTTGGCTTTGGTCTAGACACGGATTTTCCCCCAGATATTTTTCTGCAAGGCTCTTTTAGCTTTAATTTTTTCTATTGTTTCTGGAGAATGCTTTTTGCCAATCCGCGGATCAGCTTGTCTTGCCCTAGCTTCTCTTAATTTTTGTTTAGTTTCTTCAGTGTGTCTAAACTTTTTGGAGTTTTCACTGATAAGTTTGCGACCTAGCTCAGTAATGCCAGTGTCCCCGCCCATCAAGCCATCTTCAGGTTTTAAGTTAGCGTATTCGTTAGATTCTACAATATTATTTTTTTGCGAATAGTCTAAGGCAAACGCTACAAGGTCTTCTCTTTTTGTAAATAATTGTTGCCATATAGTTGTAACATCGTACCCGTATTTTTCTAAATGTCTAGTCCAATAAACGCCAGAGCCGTAGTAAGTTTTGGGATCTCTTACAGTTTTCCCAAAATATTTAAGCCCTGTTTTGTTGTGTTGTTTTAAGTACAACCAAGTAGGTTTAAAGGTAGCATTCATAGTATATTATTTATGACAAAAATACCAATAATATACGTATATTACCTATTGTTTAAAAGAACCACCAGATACTGCTATTTCAACCGTTTCTTCCTGTTGACCGGCCATGGCACGTTGTTGATAAGCTCTAAGCTCAAGCAATAGATCTGTAAGATCGGCAGCCAATCCTTGTGCTTCGCTCATGGGCATAGTAAAGTCTTTGCCGCCACGGGCATTACCGCCTCGAATTCGTTCAACAAACTTTTGTAAATGTATCATTAATGTTCGCGTTTAAGGAAATTGGCAAGTTTAGGTGGTTCCCAGCCCACTGGTTTAAGAATCTTACCATCCTCGCGACGGCGTACCTTGCCCAACTGACGATCAATCTTGGCCAGGTTAGAAGCCATTACTTCTCGCCAGGCCCCTTCGGCATCGGCTCCCATAGAGTTAATTGCTCCAATGGTAACAACAAGAATGTCTACTAGGGCATCAAGAGTTTCTACCGCATCTTTGTTAGCAATAGCTACCTGTAGTTCATCGTATTCCTCTGTAATTAATTTAGCATATAGTCTAAATTGATCATCGTTCATGCCTGAGATAGTTTGCTCACAGGCTGTCATAAATTTGTCTTGATCTCTGAAAGGGTTCGTAATTTTAATTCTCCTTGGTTAAATTATTTTGGTTCTGCTTCTTCACGAGTGTGAAATGGTCCTTGATAAGGATATCTTTGTAGTAAGATTAGTTTAGGATCTTGCATGGCAGCCCAGTGACGTCCTTTCTTCACTGTGTACCAACCGGCTGCGTGCCAACTTTTGCTTTTGTTTGTTTTTGTATAGACAGGTAACTTTTGCGGAACGTCCCACATGGGATTGTAAACACGACCCTTAGCAGGAAATCCGTGTACCATAGTTGTTGTTTTTGCTTTTTCTTTTTTAATTGCAGGTTCAAACGTGATATCAATGTTGCGTTCAACCATTTTGATAGTTTTATATTGCCCTATGATTTGATTATTAAGTTTGATTTGATATCCACCGGTTACTGCTTCAATGTTACCAACCTTTTCATTATTTTGTTGTAATACCCAAAACTGTTTGTCAATTACTGGTTTAGCTACTATACTCATTGAGAGATCCTTTTTCTACAAGCTTCTTTTACTGCTACAGGATAGTCGGGACTAATCTCTGCGATTCTACAATCATATTGTACTGTTACGTGTCTAACGTCTGTAGGCCAAAATGCTAATACTAGTACGCCAAGTACTATGCTAAATGTTATGGTAGTCAAAAACATATCCTTAGCCATTTAGTACTCCCTTGTACGTTTCGTTTAACCAACGGCCAAACGAATCAGCATTTTCTGAACACTTGTTAAGTTCATATTTGCCGCAAAACTGCATAAAT